CCCCAGTGCAGTCCTCTCAGGGACTTTCTGTGGGTGAAGCTGCCTCGGTCTGGGCGGATTGCTACCACAGGGCTTTGAGGGTGCTGTTTCCTGATCCGACTGGGGATGCTGTGGGCACGGCTGAGATGGAGCAAGCCAGACAGGCGGCTACCAGCATCTTCATCGCTGTGACCAACGACAGATCCTCCCTCCCCAAGGGCTTCCAACATGCACCTGACGCCGCTGTGCAGAAGGTGGTGGAAGCCGTAGATGGAGAGGTGATACCTGGAGAGATGCAGGAGGACGACCAACTGCCCTTCTGAAAGTACAACCCTGATCTTGAAAGCCGGGGGAAAGCCCTCCGGTACTCGGGAGAGGAATCTTGATCAGGGGGGCGGGGAGAGGGGAGCTTTCCCCGCCCAATAAATTACTGGGGCCTCAACGTCGAGCCCAGAGAACCCTTGTTTCCCACGCAAGGACCTTATCCTCCGACTGCGAGGCCCCGCACTCCCCACCGAGGACAGATGGCTAAGAAGAGGATAAAAGCGGTAACCATCACCGGCATCTGGTCGAAGCTCGTGAGGGAGTTGGACAACTATACCTGTCAGGTGTGTCACAAGAGCTTCAGAGATGATCCTGGGGTCCTTGACGCCTCACATCACATCCCCAGAGCACATGGGGCTACGAAGTGGGAGCTTGACAATGGCTCGTCCAAGTGCCGGAAGTGCCACGGGGAGATGGATCGCCAGCCACTGGAACACGTCGAGTGGATCAAGAACAGGCTGGGGGAAGAGAGGTACGAAGCCCTTCGCATGAAGGGAACTCAGCCCATGAAGATGACCGACAAGGACAGAAGGGAACTCGCCGCATCACTCAGGAAACAACTCAAGGAAGCACAGGAGAGAAACCGTGATCTACACCCGTGAAAACTGGCCTGAGGGAAGATGGCCGAGCTTCAGCTTTGACGAGGCGGCATGTCACGAGACGGGTATCTGTGACATGGACCCAGAGTTTATGGACATGCTTCAGTTGTGCCGGGATGAGTTGGAGGCACCGATGTCGATGACCTCGATGTATCGTCACCACACGCACTCTATTGAGGTGGCGAAGGATAAGCCCGGTACGCACACCACAGGCAAGGCCGCTGACGTAGCCTGTCACGGTGTCCGAGCCCACAGGATACTGGAGATCCTCGCGCCCATATTCTACGGGATCGGCATCAAGCAGTCAGGTCCGATGAACAAGCGCTTTATTCACTTCGATCTCGTAGAGGCAGGGGAACTGTCTCATGTGTCGAGACCTTGGCTCTGGAGCTATTCGTGAGAGCAAGCCAACCAGGAGATCCCCTTACGGCCAGACAAAAGCTCGTCTTCGACTTCGTCAAGTCTCGTATCCTGAAGGGACTCGCCCCTACCCTGAGGGAGGTCGGGGCGGGGTGCTTCTCGCACTGCAACGACGGGACACAGGTCACCTCATCCCTCAAGTGCTTGAACGCGATTGAGAGCAAGGGATATATCGAGAGGATCAACAACATTTCCAGAGGAATTTTCCTAACCGAACTGGGGAAGCAATGAGAGTCATCGTATGTGACGAGTGTGACGGAAGGATCACAGATCAGAAGCTGACCTTCGAGTCAGACAACGAAACTCCCCTTCCGCCCTATGAGGTGTCCTTGAGCGTCCGCACCATAGAGGGATCTACCAAGACCTCCGTAGACCTGTGCTGGGACTGCTTCGATCGGTTGCGTGAGCATGTGGTCTGAAAAGCACACCCAAGGCATTGACAAGCTCTACGCCGAGCTAAAAACCGAGCTAGCTCAAGCCTCAAGCATGAAGGACAAGCTGGACGAAATGGGGTGGGCGTATGGCCCCCCTCCATCGAAGATCGCAGAGGACTCTCCTGCCAGCGTGGTACAACGAGCCCTGGCAAGGTGGGCCATAATAGAAATCACAAAGGCGAGACTATGATCTGCACACTGTGTGACACAGAGAAACCAGAGGAAGACTTCTACGTAATTCGCTGTGGCAGCTACAGGAGACGCCGAGCCGAGTGCAAGAGCTGTTATCTAGAGAAGTGCCGAGCCAGAAGGAAGAACAAGGGTCCTGACGCCTATATCAAGCCGCGCCCCAATCAACATGGGTTCAACGGCTGGTCTGGACTCGCCATCGCCATGATCTACAGCGCGTTCAAAGCCCTAGACCACAAGAAAGAAACTGAGAGGGTGAACGCACGAGAGTTTCTTGAGACCCACAGGGGACCGTGGTGCGACGTGATGCGGGCTGACGAGGAAATCGTAGATCTATTCCTCAAGAGATATGACAACGGGCAGACGATTGCCAAGAACCTCCCCCATCCTCATGCTGTGACAACGAGGATATACTCTGGGTCCAAGAGGGAGGGTGTGCTGTGAGAGTGGCTCAGACGTGAATAGCGTCCATATGATTGACCAGCCCCCGCTCTCTCCCTCTGGCCATGGATCGGTCGATGACCTCCATCTCGATAAAGGCCTCGGTTCCAGAGGACCACTCGTTCAGCCATAGGCGTCTGAACTCACCCTCACGTCCTTGTACAGACGGGTCTGTGCGAGCCTCTTCGAGCTTTTCAGGGGTTTGCCACGGCATCCTCAGTTCATGGTCCCAGTAGACAATGGTCTTGCCGTTATCGCTTAGATAGACGGGAAGATCCTCCAGCCCCGGAACCCTCTGTCCCATCGCCTCGTTTGTGTGAGGATCTGGCTTGACGGAGTTCTCGTAGATCCTCCAGAGAAGGGCTGATTCGCCGTAGAACCCAGCGTACGTCGTCACGAACCGGATGGACGCCTCCAGGTTCCAGATAGGCTGGAACTCCGTCCAGAGACGCTCTCCGCGCTCTGACGAGATCCCCCAAAGCTCATCGAACACACACAGGGCGTTCATACTGCCCGCCTCACCAGCATAGTCCGAGGCAACATACCTCAAGCTGTGTGGGCCGAAGTTCTTCTGCTTGCCTTGGGCGAACAGGATCGTGTTGGAGAGAGCGATCCTCTCCCTGCGCCTCTTGTCGGCTGGCATGACCTCGTCGAAGGTCTTTGGGTCCTTGCTTCTCATCAGAGAAAGGGACTGGACCATCCGATCGTACATGCGGTTCTTCGCACCCTCTTCGTCGTTGGCAATGGAATACATCTCCCCGCCGTAGATCCGAGCGAATGCGTAGGTGACCGCTGCTGCTACCTCTGTCTTGCCTGATTTTTTGGGAGCGCTGTAGACCATCGTTGAGTAGGCGAGCTTGCCGTCCTCAATACGAAACATCTCGTTGAGAATGCGCTTCTGGTGGGGGAACAGCTTGATGCGCTTACCGGTGGAGGTAAGCCAGAACTCTTTCTCCATGGTCGTGACGACCTTGGAGTTGATCACCTAATGCCTTCGGAAATCGAAGTTGCGTCTCCTGGTTCATCTTCATTCAATGTCGCTATAGTTTCCCTTGGGGCGCGGATCACCTGTCCAACCACAGGTGTTTTCGCCAAGGGCTTAAAGCCCCCGTTGGCGACCTTGATGTTGTGCTCCTCAGCGAGACGCTGGGCAGCTTGGAAGTAGGTCATCCCCGCCGTATCCCACCCCTTGGGGACCTTGCTGTGGATCTTATTCAGAAGGTTCATAAAAACATCCTTCTGCCTAGACGTAAACCCCATAACGGGGATGATCCCCGCGCCCACTGCCTTTGGAGACACCAGAGGTGCTTGCAGCGCGAGCCAGAGGGGGTTCCACCCAAACTTATCCATCAAGGCCCCCCCCGTCACGAGGCCGAGGAGACCCGCAAGCTCGCTTCGGGAAATGAGTCCAGACCCAACCCAGTTGTTGAACATAGCACCAGCGGCAGCGGGAAGAATGGGAACTCCCGTGGCTTCCGATAGCTGTTCGATGATTATCTTTGCACCTTGGTTGGCGGGGTCATCCTTCAAGGATCTGAGCAGGTTGCGGATTACGGAAACCCTTTCTCGACCCAACTGCTCCGGACCCATTTGCCTTGCCATCACACCAGTGGAGGCCTTAAAGTCGCCAATGAGTTTGCTGGTTTTTTCCCACTCGCCGAGCATGTCATCATAGCCACCCTTGATATTATCTACCAGCACATCGCGGATTCTACCATACGCCCGCTCGACCATCTTCCGGCCCACAAGGTCGCGCTCTAACTTGCGAGAGACCTGCCATGTCGCCTTCCTGAGAGCATCAAAGGACGCTACGTCCAACACTCCGTTTCTGTTGTAGTATTCTGCGGGGTCCTCGATTACACTCAACCACTTCTTAACGAGTCCTATCTCTTCGTCAGCAAATATGCCGATGCGAGTGAAGTTGGCGCTGTTGAGGTCGGCCCCGTCGTCGTTGAAGTCCTCAAGAACATCCTTAACAGCAACCTTGATTCGCTTGTGAATACTGCTAGGATCGCGACGTAGACTCATAGTTGGAAAGAGCTTTTTCCAACTATTCGACCTGTCCTGCTGCACCTTACGCAGTGCCTCTGAAGCCATCGAGTGGAAGTTCAACAGGGAGTTGTGTCCGTTCACGTAATTGTAGAACGCCTCCCTTGTTTTAATGTCGGCAGACCGAACCGCTTTGTACGCCTCTGAGATGGCTTCGGGACCTCTTCCCGTCATAAGGCCCGTATATTCCCTGAAAAACCCCGAAGAAATATCCTTGGCTCCCTTTCCAAGACGCCCCCCTGCCCTCAGGGACATGATGGCAGGATTTACCGCATTTATCAAGGATGACCACCTCGGCAGGGCTGCGGGAGTGGGAATCAGACCTGACGCCATGAGCATGTTGCCGCCAGGGTTGTTGATCCACTCTTCGGGATCAAGGAGCTTGTCCTGCATGTCCGTCATCATGGCAGATGCCATCTGCTCGGTTCCAGACCTCACGGGCCGGTTGTAACGAGCGGTGTTCTCCCACACACCACTGGTGCTCTCTGCGCTTGGAGCGAAAGAGAACTCAGGACCACCTGTCTGTCCTATGGCTCGGCCAAGAATCGAGTCGTCCCGCGTCCCAAGATTACGCACCACAGACCTGCCCATACCCTCGGCAGCACCCTTCATGCCCTCCCACGTTTCTCCAATCTTAGACGGACGAAGAGCGTCGTAGGTACTGACGGCTTGGTCAATCAGAGAGCCCGGAAGTCGAAGAGCACCCTCTTGGATTCCAAGACTAATCTGCCCCATAAGGGGCTGGCGGGGGCGCATGGCAGCGAGATCGTCGGCGATCCCACCAAATCCAGACATGCGAGTGAACCTGTTGCCAGCCGTGTCCCTGAACCCGCCCGCAATCTGCTCACCACGAGCGTCGTCTTTGACGTTAATCCAGTAGTTAGGATTCTCTTCCAGAAAGTCGGTGGCCGCTTCGATGGCGGTCATACTGCCGTACTTTTCTGGGTCTCTTCGCTGTGCGTATGCGCCTATCTGAGATAGGGTGAACTTGATATTTTCAGGCATCATCCATCACCAGTCGTGTCAGCGGGCGCAGTGGCGCGTGTCGAAGTACCAGGAAATGCCCCCTCAAAGACTGAATCCATTAGTGCATCCTCCTGTGAGGAGGCCCCTTCCAGCCCCTGAAGGAGGCCCGCCGAACCGCCACCAGTCGTGTCAGCGGGCGCAGTGACGGTTGGTGTCCTCTTCGGAACACCAAATGGCACATTGCCCGTGCGTTCTTGTACTTCCGTCAGAATGTGCTCCATACCATACTGGCCTACATAGCTCGCCTCTACGATGCCTTCCTCCATGCGAATCATAGTCTGCATGAGGTCTTTCATATTCTGCCGTATGATCGCGGGGTCCGTTGAGATGCTACCGATGAGTCCTGAGTAGAAGATCACTTCATCTTCTGTGAGCGCAGCGCCTGACTGCAACCTCGATACAAGGTCCACCTCAATCTTCATCTCGTTTAACGTGGAGATGATTTGCATTGCCTTCTCGCCACCGGCCTCAACGTCGTCGTCACCCAGCACCCATGGAGTCAGTTTTTCTCCCGGTGGAGTGTCAACCCAGTTTAACAATCTCCTGTTAAACTCCATCTCTAAGCCTGCCAGACCACCGAATGCCTTTGCTATGTCTGGATCGGACATCTTTGCTAGAGAACTTGCGAGTGTGAACTTAATGGCGTTGATGCGCCCCATGCGCGTCTGGTTTTCGCCTGAAATGTCAAGTCGTAGATCAGTAGCCTCCATCCTCTCCCAAACAACCAACGCCTCTTCTGGGGTCCTCCAGCCACCATGCTTCCGATTGATCTCCTCATTAAGGGTCTTCCACACAGGAAATGCCGTTTCTTTATCATCGGCAGCGGCCTTTATGGCGGCTGTAATCGCAGCCTCTCGTGCTTTTCGCCTCTCCGACAGGGTGCCAGCGGCATAATCTTCAAAAAGTTCCCGTGCTTTTTCCATAAGTTCGGGAGTTACGTAGTTGCCCATGGACACGACGTAATGCGTCATAGCTGCTTCCGCGCCAATGTCCATTGCGGTCTTCGCAAGCATCTTAGTCGTGGTATTGTGTCTGTCTTGAACAAACTTCTTCGACATGGATGAAATCATATCATCTACTGGCTTCTGCACAGACGGTGGATCTACTTGGGGCTCTTTAGGGGCGGGTGGCGCGGACACGTCCAAGGTGAACTCGTCTTCTCCAAAACGCCTTTCTGGCTCTGAAATTAGACTTGGCGGGGGGGTCGCCATTATCTCGGCCACCGTTTTCTCCACTGTTTCCTCCCCCCACCGATCCAGCGTAAACTCGTTGAACCGAGCCGAAAGAGCGTTGTGCTGATTCCACTGCTCCCGAAGCATCTCCGGATCTGCCCCGGCCTCAAGATACATCTCAAGACCTTGCCGAGACTCTTGTACTTGGCTCAAGAGAAGCTCGTACTCCCCTTGTTGGGCGGACCTCGCAGCGTCTTCTTCGAGGCGGGCCTGCTCCCTCTCCCGCAAAGCATGAGTAGCGTCAAACTCCTCCTGCTGCTGGGCCAGACGAGCCTGTTCCGCCCTCCGTTGAGGCCAATTACGGGAACCACGGGCGATCCCTGCGGAAGCGTCCCTGAGTCCTCTGGCTAATGCGCGACCAATTCCCATTTAGTCGCCTCCTGGCCACCACTGCCAGTCGGCAGGATCTTGGGCGTTCATATACGCCTCCAAGAGGTTGCTAAACATGCCTGGCTCGGCTCCCGGCACGTTATACCCACCAGCTCCACCGGCACCGACCGCGCCAGGAGCCAAGGCTCTCAAGAGCAGATCGAGGGACTGGTTCCTTGTCTGGTCCTGACGCCAGTCCAGATCAGACTGAAGTCGAGTGGTGTCGGACCACTGCTGATACGCCCTCTCGTCAACCCCCATGTCCTGCTCGTAGACGGCGTTGATCGCGGCCTGCATCTGCGGACCCACTACTCCAAGAGCCTCAAGCCCAGTCCGTGCGTTGGCAGCAAGCTGCTGGGTGCTCAAGTTGGTGTAATCCACCCATCCCGGCGTAGAGTTCCTTATGCCCCTCATGGCTAACGATGCCGCGAGGTCATCCCTCTCCTGCTCTTGTCTTATATAGTCTCCTGCGAGGATCTTGGTTAAGAACGGCGAGACTGTCTCGCCGGTCAGAATGTCCCACAAGGTTTGTCTCTGTTCGGGAAGGTTGGCCAATCCCGGCGTGTCGGGGGGCTGGTATTGCAGGGCCGTGTCGGCATCTTGGAGGACTGGCACGGGAGCGTCATTGACGATTACGTTATCTGTGCCGTCGATTATGCCCGTGGTATCTGTTGATCCTCCCATAGTACCCTGCATCAGATCTGTTACCCCGGCGGTGGCCATGCGATCAGCCGCCGTAGCAGACTTGTTGACCTCGCCCAGAATATTTCCCATCCCATCTCGATAGACCCAAGAACCACCATTATCAAGACGGTCTACCGTGCCAGCGCGAACGCCATCTTCCCACCCATATACATCATTCGGGCCTACGTAGTTCCCCACTGCACCCAAGGTTGCTTCGACTGTACCACTAGTTAGATCTGGGCTGAGTTTATATAGATGCTGAAACATTTCCCCTGCGCCTACAGCCCCTCCTCTACCGAAGGCACCCTCTAGAGCGTTAAGCTGAGCAGGACTATAGCCTTGCAACCCCGATCCTTGAGTTGCCGTCCACTGATCCCAAGTCTGCGGCCTCTCGGTGCCGTAATAATCCGATTGAGGGTACTTGAAGTCCCCCAGGCTACTACCAGGGCTCGTTGCACCACCACCCACACCTTGATATTGTCCAAGCCCAGCCTGAGTGGGAGCATCGCTCCACTCGAAAAATTCATCATAGTCGAAAGCACCAGTATCGTCCGTGTAGATCTGCATATTTTTACATCCTCGGTATGTATGTTCCCTGACGGTTCATCGCATCTCTACCCATGGACATGGTGAGAATCTTCGCGTAGAGCCCCTTAGGCAGAGCACCAATCCATTCCGCCATCATAGTACTGGCCCTGGCGGCGTCACCGACTCGAAGATTGACGCCTCCACTAGTTGGCCGAATCACACCAAACTCGGAGAAGCTAAACCCCTCGGGCATAGAAATTCTCTCCGACCGAATGGCTTCGAGAATCTCTGGATCATTCAGATATCTCAAATGTGCCAAGCCACGATCGCCATGGATGTCAATGAAGTCTGTGAGCCATTCCTGCTGTGGGCGGGCAGTGCTGGTCCTTGGACCAAAGACTCTTTCTGCTCCTATAACAGCATTCAGATAGTCCTCCATTCCAGTAGCCGCGGGAGTCATAGATGCCATCATTGTTCGGAAGTCATCCATGCTTTCACCCTCGTCCCTAAATTCTCCCATGCGCCCCATAGCACGGATGTAGTCAGAGAAGTCCACAGGTGGTTCTTCCTCGAACTCTCTCATACCCTCCATAGCACGAACATAGGGAGAGAAGTCCACGTCCTCCTCCGTACGTGAGGTCAGACTAGGATCAAGTCCCATCCCACTAATAAACTCATAGGGATTAGGACCATCATCATCGAACTCTCTCATACCCCGCATAGTACGTATGTAATCAGAGAAGTCCACGTCCTCCTCCGTACGTGAGGTCAGACTAGGATCAAGTCCCATCCCACTAATAAGCTCATAGGGATTAGGACCATCATCATCGAACTCTCTCATGCCCCGCATAGCACGGATGTAATCAGAGAAGTCCACGCCCTCATAATCATCAAACTCCCTCACGTTCTGCATAGCACGGATATAAGCAGACCAATCATCATCCGTACGTGAGGTCAAATTAGGATTCAAACCCATAAAACCAATTTGTTCGTAGGGATTTTCATCCTCAAACTGCCCCATGCGCTCCATAGCACGGATGTAATCAGAGAAGTCCACGCCCTCATAATCATCAAACTGCTCCATGCGCTGCATGGCACGGATGTAATCAGACCAATCATCATCCGTACGTGAGGTCAAATTAGGATTCAAACCCATCCCACTAATAAACTCATAGGGATTAGTTTCCTCCTCGAACACCCCCATGCCCCGCATAGCACGGATGTACTCAGATAAGTCCACATCTCCATAATCCTCTTCGATCTTTGTCAGGGCAGGATTCCACCCCATAAGTCCAATCTGGGTGTACGGATTAACATCCAAAGCTGCTCCACCAGGACCTTCCAAACGTCTCCATGCATCCCAATCTACCCCACCCCAATCTGTCCCACCACTGGGAGCAGCACCGGCTCCCACGTCAGGCTGAGAAGGAGTGGGGTAATCGGCACCAAAGGTCTGTACATCCCGCATGGCACCGAAGGGATTGAAGGGGCGAGCTTGGATTCTGCCTCTGGATCGCCCTTCAACGTCTTGAGCTCTGCCCATGATCATGTTGAGGGCATCGACGCGGGGGCCGTAGAGATTGCCAAGAGCGTCTTCGCGGGGGCCGTAGAGAGCAAGCTCCCGCTCCCGAGCCTCACGTTCAAGCTCGGCACGATCCCCCGAAATGTCGAACATGCGATTCTGCGCTTCGGAGTATCCCCCGCCGTCATTATCGAACAGGGACGCTACGAACGACGCTATCCAAGGGACATATTTAAGACCTTCCTTGATCGCAGTTGCTTCAGTTGGCATAATATTTCCTCACTGCGGTAAGATACTTAATATCAACCGGTTCTGCTGCCCAGAGCACCCTTGATCTCCGCCAAGATTAAGTTACCGTCTTGTTGGGCCTCGATCATCTGATCCGTCTTGCCTTCCAGACGCTCAAATGAGCCTCCTCCGTCCTGTTTGCCGAAGAGACGGTATAGCGCATAGCCGACAATCCCTGTCCCGGCCCCGCCGCCACCTAACCCCATCATCAGGTCTGCCGTGCTTGTCGGATCAGTCGTCATTTCTTACGACCACCAATCCAGACGAAAAATGAGGTGATCATCGCCATAATACCGGCATCAACGGGATCAAGGTGAATGAAATCGTATAGAAACGGGTCTTCATATCGAATGATTTCCCACAACCAGTCTAATACCTCTTTCGTTCCGCTTGCCGCAACGCCCAGCCCCGCAGCGCCGCCAACACCGGTCTTCGTTACTTTCGGGTTTGAGGCGGGTTTTTTGGCTGTTTGCTCAATCTCTCGGCACTTTTTCTGCGCGAGCGCGAGCTTCGCTTTGCCCCGAGCCACTTCCTGATGAAGTGCTCGAATCTCACGATCCAAGTCACCATTCGTACGTTCACTGCCTCGTTGTTTTCTATATGCCACCTTGACCTCTGCTAATGATTTGGTGGCAATTGGTTATACTTTTACGGACCACCTGCTATCGACATAATATTTCCATCCGTCGAATGCAGCCTGAATAGCTGCGTAACCCAAGGCTGCATAGCCAGCTTCATGCTGACCACTTGCCGCCAATATGATTCCGGTGGCCCCTGCACCAACCTTCTTACTGATGACCGAGCTTATCCGTTCCTGTGCAAATTTACCGAACGTCCCAAGTAACGCACCCATAATGATTTATCTCCGTTTTTAGCTCTTACACTTAATCATTATCGTCATGAGATAATTTATATGCCGTTGCAAACACGTAAGTGCTGATCCACATCATTATACCAAATATCGCCTCGTGATTCCACCATGCCATCCATCTATAACCACCTGGAAATCCTATAACTTTCCATGTTTCATATAAAACAGTAACTGCCACCCCCGCCAGTCCACTCCACAGCCCTGCACTTTTTGCTTCATCGGCGGCTTTTTGCTTTTTGGTCAACGTGACGGCAATCTCTTCAGCCGCCGCCGTTTTGGTGATGTTTTCCTCTAAAGTTTTCCGGTCGCCCCGGTGGCTTGTCCGTGCCATCCGCAGCGCGGCGCTGGTTTCATCCAGCTGTTTAACCAGTGTATCATAATGCCCACGTAACTCCCCAAAACTTGCTACCTCCGCAGCCCTGCGAGGTGTTCGTCGATTATTCATCCCTTATCAATGTTAACTTGTCAGAATCAGTATCAATAGTGGGTTTTCCATTATTGCTATTGTCCAAATCAGCAGCACCTTGCACCTTCAAACCTTCCATCTGTCCTATCAGACGCTGTGCTTGAGGATCGTTCGCCGATAGTAACTGAACACGCTGATTAAGGCGTTGTTCCAAAGCTGCCATCTGCTGTTTGATCTCTTCAGGATTCATTATTCCTCTGCCCAGGTGATTGAAGCTGCGGTCAAGTCAGTCTTGAGTTTGGCATACAGTTGCTGATGGATGTTGGCAGCGATGTTTACGCCGGTCGCCTTGACGCGGTCTACCTGTGGGCTGACCAACGTCTGGCCGATTAACCGCCCATCGGTCACTCTGGCGGCTTCAGCAGCATCTTTATATACCGCCAGATCAGCGCAGGCATAGAACGTACCGTCACTGCGGTTTTTCTTTATTACATCGACCGCGCTGATGCGGACATAGCACCCTGCGGCCACGAAATCCCCTTGCAGGGGTACACTTACAATGAGTGCCATGTCAGTTCTCCAGCAGGTTCGTGACCTGCATTTCGAGTGCAGCAATACGTGATTCGTAAGCCTCTTTGATCTCTTGGATCTCGACGTGATTCTGCCACGTTGCACCTACGAGCAAGCGGGTCGTGCCGCCGACGCTCACCATTGAATGGTGTCCCAGTGCGGCATCTTCTGGCGAGCAGTAAGACAACACCCCCGAAGCCATCAGATCATCGCGGTTGTAGCGAATCATATCGTCCCACTTTGACCGTCTGATGGTTTCTGTTTTTGAGTATTCCAGAGTATACGCTCTGAGTAGTTGGTTATCGTTTACTACGCCGCCGAGTTCTTCTCTCACGTCGAAGGCTCCACCATCAGAGCCGTCGTACTTAATGTCCCCGTCCTCGTCTACGATGAATTTGGAGTGGATATTCCCGGCGTTATCCTTTCCACGAACGCCAAACATCACCCCATCTGCCGTCATATTCGACAGGCTCCCATCTGTAGCATGCTCCGATATAAACACATCAAAAAGAGCCGCCGCAGCAGTACTTTGCGTGTCAGATGCTTGTCCTCCGAAGGCACCCAAGAAAACGACTTGCTGTGCATTTTCGTCTTCTCTATACCCATTGAGGACCATCCCCCCGTTAACGCCCGACTTTCGGACAATCATGTAGTCATCAGCTTCAGCGCCCCACCCACCCGGGTCACCGTTAAGGTTGATGTCAGAAGATTTGATCGAGAAAGCGATATTGTCAGACCCTCCCTGATTGATCGTCAGGCCGGTGGTCATACCGGTATGAACAGATTCTCGAATGCCAACCAATCCAGACCCCGTATGGAAAATATTGTCGCCACCACCCGCATTGAGAACCATATAACTGTTAGAGTGGTCGTATCGTATATGCGCTTGGTTGGTAGTGTTAGCAGTATCGGTGAAGTTCAATTCGCCTATGCCGCTGGTGCTTGTGGCGATAACTATTTCCGCCGTGGCATCACTCGTGTCACCCACAATAATTCCATGAACACTGTTGATATAGGAAGATGGCGCAGCGTTTCCTATCGCAAGGTCGGTTCCATCAAACGTCAGCTCCGCCTCGCCTTGGAAAGCATTCGAGCCTGTGACGGTAGTGACGGTGTTATTGGTGGAGCCGGTGAGGGTTGCACCACTTGTTTGCGCCACCCAATCTAAGTTTCCACTGCCATCCGTTTCCAAAACCTCACCGTCCGAGCCGTCAGCCACAGGCAACTCCCAAGCAACACCCCCAGATGCTATAGTGAGAGCAGTTCCATTGGAAACCAGATACTCGCCGCCTTCGTCGTACAGATAAAATTTGCGATCATTGCCAAATCTGGCGACCTCATTGCCATCATCTTGCTGGATAACCAAATCCTTGCCATTGACCAGAGGCTTGAGGATAACATCACTGGACGAGTTGAAGATCCGGAGCATATCAGTACCGCCATCAGCATAGACGACTCCTTCTGTGGCAGTATCTGAATCAAGCGTGATGCTATCTACAGTATCTATAGTTACTGCTCCAGAATCGCTACTATCATCGGTGGTGGTGATGCTGTAGACACCAGCCGAACTCACTGCATGTGTGACATACTCACCGCTGTCGTATTGAAGGATCAGCGGGGCAGTGGTATCGGTGACTGTAATGGGGTTGCTAATCGCGAACGCACCACCGCTGATTGTAGTAGCCCCACTGAAGGTCAGGCCGACATTTGTGCCGTCGTAGGACAGGCGCATCCGCTCCAGGGCCGTCTCGCTCTCAGCTACAGCAAACACAAGGTCCGTGTCGTTAAGGGTTGCACTGAAGGTGTCGTCAGCTTCGGCCCAAATAGATGCCGCAACTAAAAGAGCATCTGCACCTGTTTCAAGCGGAGCCTGGAAGTCAATGCGCCCAAGAACATTGCCATCAACAACTGTAGGCTCGGGTGTTAGAAGCGTCAGGGTGGCAGCGCCAGAATTGATATTCAGAGTGGCAATCTCGACAACTGTTCCGCCCGTCGCATGAGCCCCCCATGCAACATTGAAACCAAACTCCCCGTCTTCACTGCCCGCCGTATCAATTCGACAGATTGAGGTTAGTCGTGCAAAGACATCCTGATTGTCTGAACTATCGGGCATCTTGAAAGCAATGCCGACACCCGAACTGTTGTCCGTCATTTGAGCGTTGTCTGCGGGGTCCCACTCAATCGTTATGGCGTCTCCAACTGCCGCCGCAGCATTGTCGAGGTTGATGAACCTCGCGCCTACACGAGACTGGGTGAATCGGATGTCAAACGCCGCATCTGTAGCGAGGTCTGTCTGAGTCGTGCCGTCAAGGATCTTTGAGACAATCTGAGGGTTCAGATCAACCGCAGCGCCGAGGATCGGCGTATTCGTATTATCGAGCGCTGAATGATCCGTCAAACTGTCGAATATTAAAGTTGCCATTGGATCTCCCTATGCGGCCAGAATATACCGCCGCCTCACGTATTCAATATCCAAGCCGTTCAACTTGAACCACTGATCAGCGGAAGTGCTTTGGATGCGGATCATTATATATGACCCCCTGCGAACACTGCCGATCCGGAACCAATTTCCACTCACCGTAGCACCACCCCACATAGCCACACCCCACTCACCGTCAGCCCAACCTGCCGCATCTCCAAATCCACCCGGAGAATTTGAGTTTCCACCCGGAATCGGCAAACCAGACCGACCCAACTGAGTATGCACCGTAAGTGAATACGTGCCCTCGGTTTCGGCATCCAGATAGATTCTCCCATACTTTTTCATGCTTCCACGGTAATTCTGCGAATAGGCGGCAGTGGTGATGCTGCCGGTATAAGAGGCCCCGTTACGATCGTCCCCACTATTCATCTTGAACACCGTCCCATTCGCATCCCCCATAATCTGAATCAATTCACCATCAACACGCACCATCGCCCCGGCGGTGCGATTCCTCAGATCATGCGTGGTCCATCGAGGGGCCGTATTCTTACCACCACCCGCGACATTACCGATCAATCCTTCATCTGGCTGGGCGTCATCGAGAGTGTATTGCCACCAGTATTCACCTCTGGAGGGGTTGTAGGTTGACCAGTTCATGTCCTGATTCGTCTTGTCTCGGCGGTCTGAGATGGGCTTAACCCATTCCCCGGCGTTGCGGACGAAGAACCCGCCCGTAGCCAGCGTGGGAACCATCTCGTGTATCCCCTCGTCCGACTGAAACAGCAGAGAACCAGACCGGAATGACCCAGAGGTCTCTTGGATCGTGTGAGACGCCTGCGTACCGAGGGTGCCTGAAATCCTCTTGATCACAGCCGAGCTAAGAGTGTCCCCGCTGGAGAGCCGGAAGATGTGGTTCCTCTTGAAGATGATCAGGTTGCCCATGAACTCCCTGAGACCTGTAATCGACCCTGTGCCTCGATCAACCTGGAACGATCCTCCGCCAGAGAAGTTCTCCGCGTTGTCAGCGGCGGAGTAGAATATGGTATCATCAACGGACATCCACATCCGTCCAAAGGCCGGGGTGGGGAATCTGCCCGCAGCCGGGGGAGAGCCGCCCAAAGCGCTTATACCGGCCCCTGAGGTGTATTTCTGGGGTGCATCGCTGGTGTCGTTATTCGTCAGAATGAGCAGATTAGCCGTGGTGGTAGCCCCGTAGAACATGACCCCTTCCCACCGCTTGTTTGCTGTGGTAGTGAAGGTTCCCGCTGCGCCCCCTGAAACCGCACTCCAGTTTCCTGTGGTGCGCTTATAGATCCCGCCATCCTCTGACGTGGCGATCATCTCCGTGCCTTCAGAGTAGTCAAATAACCCTGAAACCGTCCCGTTTACATCGTCACCCAAAAGAGTATATCCGCGCATCTTCTCGGGTTCCTGAGAGGAACGGTCATATACAATGTTGTTCGCAAACTGAAGAGCACCTTCGGGCCATTCGGGGTTATTCGCCCCTGACAGCCGATATATGCCTCTACCAAGAAGTTCGTGTGGATCGTGGCGGTAGGGCACTATCTATGTCTCACAGTATCGAAGGCTCTTCCAGATCGAGCCGGATAGTTCACCCCATAGGAACGGCGGTAGGTCTCCACGCTGAAGCCGACGTTGATCTTCTCCCGGTTCTCCCTGCGGATGACGTTCATCATGGAGATTTCAGCTTCCTGCTCGGCCACCGAAGCCTGATCAAAGGCTTCGTCCCACTTATGGGCCGCAGCGACCACCTTGTGCTCGACATAGTCGTAAGCGCTCTCAGGAGCGTCCCCGCCGAACATATTCGTCCCAAACGTGGTGTTCTCCGTGAAGAACGCGATATACCACAGTTCGACCAGGAACTCTTCCGTAGGGAATGGCCAGAGCTTGAACTGTGGATTGTCCGACGAGTCCGCGATAACCGGAGCAATGAGAGTCGGTCGTCCAGAGGTGTCCCTGTGAGGATCTCCGCCAGATCTCCTGTAAAGCTCTGGCAGAGTGACGAGATCTAGGTGATTATCCTCCAGCAGGCCCGAAATCCCCGAGGACCATGTTCCTGAGTCCCCATAGGAGGCAATCGACAAGGCACCAAAATCGAAGTCAGAGTCTGATATGGCATAGTCATCTTGGAAGATCCTATACCCCTTCGCCGTAGAAGTGGCGTCTATATAGTTCGCCTCAATCGTGATCGTGTCGGGAGTCGATCCAAGGCTTACGCTGCTGATCTTGTAGGACTTCTGGGTTCCAGCGGCCCGGAAGAACATCCCTGCCACAGCACCAGTGAAGGAATCGGCGTTGTCTCCACTGGAATCGACTGAAGTGACGGTGGTGCTACCGTCAGTAACCGCTGCGGAGCCAGTGGTGATCTCGGCGGTGGTAACGAGAGTAGTGCGCTTGTAGAGCCAGTCGTAGTCCAGCCGATCCACCAACCCCCTGACGGCGTTGTTGGCTACCTCGATTAAGCGCTGCTGAAGGATGTTCGTACTGGTGAACGAAGTGATCTCCGGTTCACCGATCTCCTTCAGGCCCGCGTTGACAACTGTTCCCAGCGTCTTTGGGATCTTGGCCTAACCCTTCTTAGTGGGGAGTCGGATCATCAATCCGTCGAGGGATTCCACCTACGCACAGGTCCCGATGACGACCACGCTGATCGCATCAGCAGCAGCAGCCGACAGAGTCGTCATTACGATATCTCCGGTATCTGGTGTGTCGTAGTCACGCTCTCTCTGTAAGCCGCCGATGTCTGAAAAATCCAGCACCACATTCCCGGTATTACCGAGTTGATGCTTGTAGATCAGATCATTAGACGACGCATCATGGAACTCCAACTGTGCAGAGATGCCAGCAGTCGCAGAGACGTGGACCTTGGAGATCCGCATGTTGTTGGTGTAATTGAGATCGGAAAGATTCACGATGATCGTATCCGTGAACTCGCCCGTGCCAGCCCAGGTTCCAGACCATGTGGCGACAAAGGCTTTTCCGTTATTGTAAAGTGCTGTTACTGGGGTAGGAACTGCCATGCTTGTATCCTTTCAATTTGTTGTGCGTAGCAGGAGCGAGGACCATAGCAGTAGTCCCCGCTCCCGTCGATTACTTCTTTGACTTGGCCTTTGCCTTCGGTTTAGACTTTAAGACCGATTGAACATCATTCAAGGTGCATTCTCGATGAGTGTTATTAAGACGTTCATGGATCTCCTTGTCGGACAATCCCTGTTTTGATAACGCCTTAATTACATCATCATGCATTAACTGCCGTCATCTGTGGAGTTCGAGAACACCGTGATGCCAGACGTGGCAGCAAATACGTTCTCGAAACCAGTGTCTGCGCTTGGAGTCGTATTGTCGGTGATGTAGTTCACGAAGTTCCCAGCCGCAGTCGCGGTCATGTGATTATTATGCGTCCGTTGCGTGGCAGTATTAGCCACGATGATACACGCAGTATCAGCGCCCCATGCGGCAAGGTTGTTGTTGTTCGCAACCATGCGGGCCGCAGCAACGCCATTGTAAATACACCCACTCCCATCAGCACCGCTGGTCAGCATATCGCAGTATTCAATCGTGCAGGAAGTTGCCAGGACCTTGACGCCATTCAACGTTACGTCGGCAACATCGTAAATCTTGCAGTTCCGAACGGTGGAATGCTCGGAGCCAACATTGATCAGAATCGCATTACGACCTGCCTCGATGATCGTACAGCCTTCGACCAGCGCAGCCAGCGCACCATCACTGGCGTCCGTACCCAGAGTAATACCATCCCGGTCTGAATCGGTCATACCGGCCTGATCAATCCAGCAATTCAGAATGCGAACACCAGAGAAATCTTCGCCAGTGTCCGACGTGTTCACGTCGATGGTCGCAGTTCCAGCCGTTGCCGCAGTGACGTTGTCATCGAACCTGATACTATCGACCGTCACATTGTTCGCATTGATCTCCAGCATACTGACATCAGTAGCAGTCGAGATTGTCACGTTCGGATACTGACGCGCACCAACGGGCTGTGCAGCCGTCAGAGTCATATCGTCTTTGCCGATTGTGATTGCCGCCGTAATGGCAATGCTCCCAGGAAGAAGAGCTACCGTGTCGCCGCGACCTGCCGTACAGTCGCCAATAGCAGACTGAATTGTAGACAGAGGACGTTCTGGGGTTAAGCCATCGTTGTCGTTCGAGGCACTAAGCCCTGAACCTGTACGGCCTTTTGCAGCGACCGAGCCGCCACCAACGAAATAAACCCGTCCACCCGGCTTATCGAGATTGACCCACATACCGGATGTGGGATTGAAGATGAGATTTGCCACGTTTGTTCTCCGTCCCTAAATGCCGCATCCGTGCGAAATTGAGCCAGCAACCTCCTGCGCTGGCGGAACGGGCGGGGAGGGCGGATTTGCCCTCCCCTAACCCTATGCTACGCCTGACCAGAACAGAAGAAACCCTTCGGATCAGTCCAACCCGAGGACTGGGCGAACATCAGAGTCACCTTGTAGTCCTTGGTATCGAAATCGTACTCGTAGTCCGTCCACGGCTCTTCTCTGGTATACAGAGTCAAACCATGGTCCTGCTTGTCGGACAGTACAAACCAACGATCCGTGTCGGTCAGGTAGTTCCACACGACCGGCTGGACAATACCCTTCACAGGGTTGACCGCGTTCGTGTTGTCATCCGGCGTCTGGCTCGACTGGAGCAGACGGTCGGCGTTGAAGCGCTCTTCCTTGGGAACGACCACGTACTGCGGCTGAATCTGAAGCCGCTTGCCGCCGCCGTCACGGAAGTCGGAGAAGTCGATCAGAGCCTGTTCCAGAGAGGTCTGGCTAAGATCAGCAGCCGAGGACAACTCGTTTGAATAGGTCTCACCGTTCTCGCGCACATGAGCCGCTGACGACAGTTCTACGCCGTCTGCTCCAGCATAACTGGAGTTTGCTGCCCTGTTGAAGTGGTTCGCCAAGAGGGTCTCTTCTGAGGCGTCAGCCGACAGAGAGAGTTCCGTGGCGAGGTCTTCCATAAGACCATACAACTCGTCCCGGTACATACGTCGAGTGACTCGGAAGCCATTCGCGTAGTCCAGGTGAGTGAAGGTCTCAAGAAAACCCTCGTTGTTCGACAGGTAGGAGATCTGCTCGCCTTCGGCGACCTGCTGCATCACGCCTACTCCGCCAGCGGTCAGAGAGTGTTCGCGGTACTGGCTTGACTCTTTGACGTTGAAAAGCGTACGACCAACGCTGGGACGCTGACGCCATTTGTGGAAAATGACGGTGTCGATCCCGCGAAGCGTTGTCGCGTTTGTCCAGTTGGCAGTCTGTTCAATTCCAGCCATGACCTAAACTCCTGCCGCTAACGTGAGAAGACCTTCGCCGACGTTCAACTGGAGAACCCAGTCGGCATTGGCAGCAGTTCCATCGTTGTCCATTCGCGGCACAAAACCGAGTCCAACAAATCCACCAGTGGACGTGCCACCATCAGAAATGTCCAACTCATGCTTCGAGATGAACGTAACGGTCGAACCAGTTGTTGCTAGATGATTAAACCCCTGGAACAACTCCAACTGAGCGGCGGCTTGCGTGCCGTCGTCTTGAGCCTCATACAACTGATCCGGATGATCTGAAATCAGAACCGGATCAGCCGACGTAGCAGTTGCAGCAGATGCTGCATGATACGCAAGATTGGAACCCAGTATAACATTATCACCAGCCGCAGCAACATTGACGTTACCGTCAGCAGCCGCCGACATGACATCGTTGATATACTGAATCTCCGCCCCGTCTGACGCATATGGACGGCACCGCATTAGGGCCGAATAAGGTACGAACCCGTGCGGGCGATCTACATTAGCCATGAGACGATCTCCCCTTCATTTTTTTAACGGGGCCGAATTGCCCGCGTCGGGTTCAGCACTTGGTACTGACCCTTACTCAGCGGCGTTCGGTGACAGACGTTCCGTCACCATTGCCGCCTTCTCGATCGCGTCGTCCTGCCAAAGCCTTTGATACCTGATCTGCCTTGGAGTGATCCAGACCACGCTGTTTTCTCAGGTAATCGTACGACTTCTGTTGGTACGCGTCCCTGGTCTTTTCTTGTTCTTCAGCCCGAGCCGCAAGCTGATCGTTTACTCTCTGATCCTTCTGTCTTCGCCGACGCTCTGCCAGTTCGTGAGGGATCGTGACATGAGTCATCTCGTTGGTCCGCAAAGATCCATCTTCACTGGAGGGCTGGTGTTCACCAGCACCGCTCGTGACAGTGGCTCCCTGTCCCTTGAAATGCTCAATCCTGTCTGCCCTGACCCACCGGCCTTGGGCACCATCCGACTCGATCTTGTCCTTGATCCTCTGTGGCACAGCGAGGTAGTCGTGGCGGTCGAGGTCCTCAATGCGAGTGATACCAGCGGTGGAGAACAACTCGTCATCGTCGGTAGACGGAGTCGCAGGACTCAGATCGGAAATGTTCATCACCTGCCGATCAAACAAATCAACGATGGTGGAACGATGCTTACGGGTGATGTGTGCCCGCAGGCTTTGCTCCACATTGTGCATCCACGGCTTCCATCCACAGATGCCACATTCAGAATCATGGCTCTCCATCGACTCGGCCAAGGCCCAATCAACCGCTTGGCGAAACTTGGGTACAACCTTGTCTTCAACCATTTGCAGCCCCCGCGAAGTGCGAGCGAGAGGTGTTCGCGGCATCGTCCATCTGTTCCTGCGACATGGCGCGAACTGAAGCAAAAGGCGACTTCGACGGATCGAGAGTCTCGTTCTTCGTGACAGCAGAAGGAGAACCGTTCCCACCAGAAGAAAACGGATTGGTAGGCTGTCTGGGTTTTGCCCCAGGCTTGATCTTCTTTCCCTTGATCAGATCATACACCACACCCTTGAGGATCATCTGAGCACCATGCGGGGTTGATGCCGCCTGTGCCATCTGAGGATCATCCAGACGAGCGGTGTATTCGGTCTCTACGATCCGTTTTTCAGACGCGGTGGAAATGACGCCCTCATCAACAAGGGACCTCAACTCGTTGGTGATTACCACACCGGACTGAACCTGACTTCGCACGTTACCCGCCGCCGCTCCCGCTGCCAATGCGGCTTCGTTCCGTACGTCTTGCATGGTGACTTGCTCGCCCGAGCCAATTCGCCTCGAAAGGTGTTTCTCGATCGTCTCGAACGTCTTCTGACCAACTTCATCGTCTGTGTAGTATCCTCGGATTTCCCTGGTCAATTCATCGAGTTCGGCGGCTTGATTAGCCGTCTGACTCTCGTTGTTCTGCTGTTGACGGGTCCATTCCTGCCACTGGTGGTCGCGCTGCTGGATGAGTCGCCGGACGTTCGCCTGCTGAGAGGTAGACAGTGCTCCACTCTCATTAGGGTCACGATCCGGCGTATCTACAGGAGTTTCCCTTGTAGACTCATCCACGGCCTGCGGATCATTTTCTGCGGCACCGGCATCGACAGGCTCCGTCGATTCAGTGTTGGCGACTTCAGTCATCTCAGTAGCCTTTCCTCTTGTAATTTCTGTTGTTCGCCGTCTTGCCCGAGGAACTCTTCCCAGAGGCCTTACGTAGTTTTCCTGGTGCCTTTTGGGCAGTCTTCGGGTGCTTCTTTATGTATGTCACCTCAGAACTGCTTTGCGGCCCGTTTCCCAGTCGGCACCTGGCCGCCCTTCGACTTGGCCTTGGGAGTTCCCTTCGGCTTTGCGCCACTCGCCATCTTCGGCGTTTTCACTCCGAGTCCGGACTTCATGTTGCGTTCTCCGCGTTAGACTTCATCGCTTGAAAGGCCGTAAGCCAATCAGCGTGGGTGAAGTTGCCGTGCTTTACGACAACCGGGGGTATTACATCCATGTTCACGATCAGCCACTTATCCCCACTGAGGATGTTGCGGGAAATCGCGTTTTGCACGTTTTGCGGAACCTGATCAATAGCGCTCGTCATGGCCCGTCTTCGTCCGTGCGTTGGCTGGTAGCTCGGCTACGGCAGTCATGATTTATCGCATATCAGTATAGAAATCATCTGATATATCTGGTCCACCCTCTCTTGGTGTAGGCCCCTTGGTTCGATTCGGCAAGTCTCTTCGACTTGTTTGCCTTGCCGCGAATCTGGATAGAGCCTTGATCAGGCTTTTCACGTCCTGAAGATTTGCTCCCGAGGAAATGAGTCCATTTGCTATCTCGCCTATTTCCTGTCCATTTACAGCCGACCCCAACCTCTCAACACTTCTTTCTGCAAAGTGCCTATGGAGAACTGGTCTACCTTCTTTGAAGGTGATCGGATAGGATTCCTTGGACTGCCTAAGGAAGTCGTCAATGAACTGCATTGCTCTTTTTGATCCAGCACCAGTGCCAATCTTTATTCCGCTCTTAATCGACCCCCCCACATCGAAAGGCATCTCATCACCTCTGAATAGTCTCTCCATGTACGGAAGGTCTTCGAGAGACATTAGACTGGCAGGCATTGGGGGTGTGGGTCGGGTGTCCTGGCTCGGCATTCCAATGGGACCTTGAGACGTACCCGTAGACATAGCAGACGCAATCGCTTGCAGCATCTGTGGATCTATGTTGGGCATCATCGTCATGGCCCATCTTCGTCCGTGCGTTGGTCCGTGTGGAAGTCCTCCAATGCATTCTCTCGGTAATTCCCCAATCTCGCCTGAACTCGCCTGATCCCTTCCAGCACTCCAGCCTGGAAGTTGACCTTCTCAAGGTCTTTCCCTCTGGCGTCTCCGGTGAGGATCACGGTTTCCTTGCGAATCATCTCATCAATGACTTGAGACACGTCAGAAAAGGCCGGGTTTGTTACCAGATCTCTTCTGCTCCGCACGTCCACCCAAGCGGTTCCGTTCATCAGCGACGACGCCTCCATCTTTTCGATGGTGCTCTTCTGCTCCGCACGTAAGAATATGGGGCCAGGTCTGGTGGATATGGGGCTAGGTCTGGCTCGAACTCTCTCATGCCCTGCATACCTCTTATATAAGCAGGGAAGTCACGCTCCGAACCCTGACTAAATCCTGGGTCGCTATAGGGATTGCGGCCCCGAGGCGGCGTGCGCTGACTAAATCCTGGCTGACTATTATCCCTATAGCCAGTTTCCACAGCCGGATACTTGAAACCGTACTGACTATAGGGATTGCCGCGCCGTGGATCCTCATTGACGCGCCCGAACGCCTGCATCTCAGGAGGCACCCTTCGTTGACCGTTACCGCCCATAGTCGCACTCATTATCGCTTCCAACATGGCCAGCATTTCTGGGTCGGCATTTGCAATTGGATCTTGCAGGAGTGGGGTTCTTCCAAGGGCTCCCATATTCGGCCCTGCGTTCTGACTATAGGCAGGGTTGCGGTTTTGACCATATGGGTTCATATACTCGGGTCTAGGCATGTCGTACTCCTTGGTTGTGGTCTCTTTTGCTACGTACGTCCACCCGTGTAGTTCCGTTCAATCATTGATTATCCCAATAGCTCCCCATCTGATCGGCACCTTTGTCATAGAAATTGCTCCGTTGCCTTGGGGGAGGTAAGGGCGAGTCAATCATCCCATACCGGTCATTTCGTAGCAGTCGTAAAGCTGCCTCTGCAATCTCGGGTGAGATATCTAGATTCTGATTGGCGTAGATACCGGAACGAGCTGCAAATCTCAGCTCATCGACACTATACCTCTGAGCAGCATCTAGAGCCTTTGAGTCGAAGTAAGGCTGGAGGTCGGGGGCGAGGGATGGTCCGAAGCGTCCGAATTGGGAAACTCCAGAGGGGGTCTGATATTCACTTGGCCTGTTTGCGCGTTCAGGATTCCATCCCGTTGACATTATGTCGTTCATATAGTGGAAATCCGCTCCCGTCTGCGGCCCCATCAGACCACGTGGCAAAAGGGCTTCGGTATCACGTATTGGCGTAGCCGACTTTCCTGCTGGACGCGGTCGCGTCGGACCCTGACTAAATCCTGGGTCACTATAGGGATTGCGGCCCCCCCTGCCCATAGTCTTGGCCATTATCTGCTCCAGCATGGCTATCGCTTCTGGATCGGCATTATTAATGGGATCTTGCAAGAGAGGAAGGCGTGGCCTTCGACTTGATTGACCGTATGGGTTGTAATACTCGGGTCTAGGCATTTTGTATCCCTTGACTGTGGTCTACCATGCTGTGTTCGACATCATCGTCATACCGGAGACCCCGGTTGCGGCCCGCCTGCGGCCCCATTAGCGCTAGGAACGGCTGGAGATGCGTTGACATCGCCCATACCGCCCTGCTGCTCAACTCCTTGTAGTGAGGCCACATTACGTGCGTTGGGCTGCTGCTGTTGACCAGGTTGTCCTTGCTGCTGGTTTTGTGCTGCTATGAGCCTTTGCTGTTCAGCCATCTGCTGCTTGCGCTGTATCGCGGATTGAGTGGCCTGAATGTGGCTCATGTGGCCTTGGATATTGGGCCTGCCCAAGGCGAGGTATTGAGACGAATTGACGTGTTCCATGTGGAACCTGAGATGCTCGGCGTCGTTGTCGTTGGGATGAACGGGAGCAGCGGTCCCGGTGCCATACAGCATCTGATCCATCTCGCCATTCTCTTCGCTGGCGTCCTTCTGGGGAGCAACCCCCGTGGCCGACTTGGGTCCGATAAAGCGGTGTGGATCGGGAATCCCGCCAGACTCGATGATGAAGCTCTCCGCTTCCCACCGTCTGCCCAGATCCTGATTCATAAAGGGACTGACCTGCAACAGCCCCTGTAGAACCTGCGCCTGCTGCTGCTTGAGCATGGTCGAATACATGCCATGGTTGGACCCGAGGCTGAAGTCATACTCACCTCTGAACCAGAGTTGATCCCTAGTCAACTTCTGGGTCAAGGGACCCTCTCGGCCTTGCAGGCGCATTATCCTCTCATCTGGACCGAACTGAATCTCAGACTCGTATACGAGATGGCAGAGGCTGGAAAACTCGGTTGCGTCCCCGGAGATGACCTCGGAGGTTCGAGCAAGAGCCTCCTGCTGTGTACCCACAAAGCCCGTGGCATGACGGGCCGCAGCCCCACGGGTGGGGGACACGCCCAAAAAGAGGTCAGTAACCCCGAGGACGCGTTCCACCAGCGAATACAGGAGTTGCTCTTCCTGGTAGTAGAACGAGGTGACGCTTTGTAGTTGGGGAAACTGAACATCCCTCACGTCATCGACAGGAATACCCTTGCCGGGGCGTAAAGTGATTCGTTCGGGCTGTATAGTGGAGGTGGCTCGGTAGAAGAAGAACGGCATGTTGGTGGCGAATCCAACGTCGATTCGCATGTTGTGGATCGTATCAAGCTCGGCTGAAAGGTGCTGGACGATCTCACAAATCCCCATCGAGTCGCGACGAGTGCCGATGGTCTGGAAATTCAACTCAACGAGGGGTCTCTTGTTCTTCCACTGGATGTCGGACAGGCGGAAGGCTCCAAGGATCTTCTCGGGATTGGTCATAAAGAAGAAAACGCACTCAGCCTCTTCCTCTTCGCCTGCCTCGTTCTCCAGAACCCAAGGCATGAACCATGTGAGGATCTCAAACTCTGGATTCTGCCTTGCAGAAGGATGTCGCTTGTGGCTGGCCTGACTGCGGTTCTTGCCGGTGACGTGATCCTCAAGCCTGACCCGTTCCTGTGATCCAGACGAACCAGATTCCGAACGGTCTTGAGAGGGGGCAAGATCGACCCACTTCTCGCGCTCCTTGAGGTTTTCGTCTTCATCTATATAGGGGTAGGACAGATTGCGCTTTTTCCAGATCAGACTGAGAGGCTCCCACTGGCGTATACCACAGTAATCAGCACCAAGGGGATTGGCTGGAGTCACAGGCTGGAGGTTAATCCCGTCCAGAGGGTCTATCACGTCATCCCATGCCACGGGAATCAATAATGGCCCGTTCATCCTCGTCGCCCTCTTCAGAACCGGCTTAAACTCTTCCTCGATCGCATCGCCGTTCTCGTCTTCGAGGATCTCATCGGCCTCGTTGCGCTTAAACTCCCTCTCGCCTCGGACTCGGTAGGTGTATTCGTCCTTCACCCAAGGAACAATCCCCACGCCTCGTCCGTGAATACAGCGGGACTTGGAAATACGGCTCCAAGCGCTCCGTGCGTTCATCCGCTTGGCCTCAAAATGCCATTGAACGAGACCAGCGGCGTTTTTTGCCACCTCGTCGTCCGCGTCTTCTTGGGGTTTGCCTATTACAAGGGGGGCCTGATCAAAAACACCCGACACGAGCCGAGTATTGTAGGCGTCACACAGCCAGTAGGGCATCTGTACGTGAAGATTTGAGGAATTTGGCCATGGACCTTGTCGATTTGCGTCCATAGTGCCACGGAACATCAAATCATAGTCCAAATGACGCTTGCTCCACGACTGACGTGCCTGTATGCCTTCGCGGATAAGGGTGCTGATCGTATCTGCGATCTCTTTCCGCTCGTCCTCGTCCAATTTCAAAGGTTCAGGATCGGGAAAACGTGGAGCTTCCCCCGGAGGACCGTCTATGCCGCTCAGGGCGTCAATAATGAGTTCAGTCATAGACCAATCCCGCCCATAACAAGGTCTACAGCCTTTTTCAAGACTTGATAATCAGCCTCTGCGGCAATGGTAAAACTAGGAGGAACAGAAAGGTTAAAGTCTAACTTCCCTGGCTTATAGTACATCTTCAACGCTCTCAACTGATCCATGGTCAAACCAAGGGGCTTGATCACATCCACTAGTCCCTTAATCTCATCTGCCTCTGAGATCATCGACGTAAAAGTAAACCCCTCGGGCGAGGTTTCGGCGAGAGCGTCATAGTCGTCAATTGCCTGGACGGCTTTTTCTAAGCTCTTGGGAACATCTTTCTCAAGGCGTCCGGAAGATTTTCCCGCCTTGAGGACAGATTCAAGGCTGGGTTTAGACAAGGCCGACATATTTGCCCTCGGCAACATTCTGCCGACGTATTTGCTCGTAATACCTGCCGGTACATCAAACGGCATCTCCTCGCCACGGAACAACCGCTCCGTGTACGGAAGGTCTTCCGGAGACATCAGTTGCGCCTGAGATGACGGAGGTCCAGGCGCAGGCGGCGGGGTGGGCATACGAGAGGGGCCTGTTCCCGCTCCAGTTGACATGGCCGTTGCTATCATCCGCAGAAGCTGCGGATCAACATTAGGCATCATAGTCATAGAAATTCCACGACATATAGAGGCTCACTGCCGCAAACCTACAATATACCGTGGAATTAGGCAACTACATTGTCATTCTACACGGGCGAGGATGTCTTTCTCCCTGACTACGAGGTAGGTGAGCCCACCAGCCTCGATCTCGGTCCCGGCATGTCTGTTTATGAGCACAGTATCACCCACAGACACGTCCATGGGATCTCGCTCTCCAGGCTTGCCTCCGATGGGTTCTCCCGGCCCAACAGCCATGACCTCGGCAGCATCGCCAATCTCCTGGGCGTTATCGGGTATGATAATGCCCCCTGCGGTTGTTTCGCTCTCCGTGTCCATTCTCCTGAGAAGGACCCTATCTGCGGTAGGGGTCAGGTCTTCAATCTGCGAAGCCATGCTTTGCCTTTCTGTAGTAGAGTAAGCTCGACGGGGTCGAGTAAGTCGTTGCGTATGAGATAGTCCACAACCTGTTGCCACACGCCTGCGTTATGAAGCGCAGCCCTTGCGGATTCGGACTTCTCCTTGGTCCAGTCTTCGGCCTGGTCTCCGACGATCTGTTCAGGGAGGCTATATAATAGAAGGGTGAGCCTCCAGTTCCTGGCGAACTCGGGATCTGCCTTCCAGTCGGTCTCGTTCTTTTCCTGCCAGTTCTCCAGTGCGGCTTCTGAGCCGGACCAGTCGAGGGTGTTATACAGATCAGCGAGGGTCATGCGACGAAACCCATATCAATACCCCGTGATGGTGTTGCCGACACCCTTCTCCAGATGCTCTTCTGAATCGTGACTCACTCGAACAGAAGTAGATCCGAGACCTTTGACTGCATTCCAAAGAGCCAGCGATCCAGCAAGATTACCAGTACGTACAGACTGTAGGGTTCTAAGCATAGGCATGTCGTCCAAAAACAATAACTTCGGGATCGCATCGCCATCGTTGCCTCGCATGGAGTTCTGTGTCTTGGGGTCTACAGCCTCGGCTTGAAGCATGTCGTTGACTTCGGAAGTAAGAGTTTCCTTCGAGGGGATCTCTCTTAGCGTCACGCCCGGTACAAGATCGAAGTCGGTAAAGCTGGGCCACCGTTGACGTGCAACCTGGTCTATGTGGGGCTCGGGATAGAACGTCAGTCCGTCAGTCCGGCGTAGTGTCTCTGAAAGGGACCCAGGCTGAGTGGGAGCGAAGATGTGCGAGACGCGGTACTTGTCTTTGAGTTCGATCGACTGACGAAAGACATCTGCGGTGACGGTGGTGTCGATGATCTCATCAAGGATAACGAAGACGGACTCGACCCGATCTTCAAACTCGAACCACCTCTCGCCCACGACACAGACGAACATCGGCTCGAAGCACATCCCCATGACAATCCTTCTGAAAGGAAGTTCGAGCTTCCTGTTCTTCGGCAGGGGAGTGCCGTGCATCTCGTGCGCCATCTCATCCACAGGCGCAACCTGGGTGGTGAGCCACATCACCGACACGCCTTTAGACGTGGGGTAGGTGGCGAGATGGTCGTTCACGCCGCGAACTTTCTTTCCACTGATATAAAGTAAGGACGGATCTCTCCGAATGGATTAACTACGTAGAGACTTTCAACCTCCATACCCCTACCCTTACCAAAGTTAGATATCTCATGCCCCAATCCTACGATTTTCCCACCGGGGTTCAGGCACTGGACGATGGAGTCTTTCATCTTGGTATACTTCCCCACCCTTCTGCCCTCGTAAAACTCCTTGGACTTGCGCTCGTTAAAGGGAGGGTCATACACCATGCAGTCCCACTTATCGTTTCCGGCGTCCTTGAGAAAGCCCATAGCGTCACCGCAGTGGTCTGGCTCAAACTCATCAGAGAGGTCAACGCGAAACTCGTCTTCCACGTCGAGCCTGTGCTTCCCTGCGAAGAGGTTTAGAACCTCTGAGTTGAACTCTCGACATTCTTCCTCCACGACAGCCTTCACTTTGGCCTCTTGGAAGGTGTATTTATATAGCCCCCCCTCAATGTAGAACAGGTTTGGGTCGTTCACGCCGCGAACCCCTCCATAACAAACGGACTGCGTACATGCTTGGACGAGGACCACGCTGGATACGTGCCGTGTCCGTGTTCCTGGTTGGCACCAAAGCACGTCATGGATAAAGCCACGGGATAGTCAACGGGCTTGGTGGGGTTCTGCTTGACGATTCTGTAGCCTCGATCAGATCGTCTGGCCGAGGTCCATGAGAAGTAGGCTCTTGTCTCTTCTGACTCGATCAGATCAAGTCTATCCTCAACCAGCAGGTCGTGAAGAGTGTTGGCCGCACCGATCATCTGCGCCCCGGCCTGACCTACCTCAACGAGTTGGTACCCGTAGCCCCTGGCCTTCAGCCTCTGAATCAGGGTGATTGCCTGAAAGGGGTCGTACCACAACCCCGCTACACGGAAGTTGGTGAAGATGTGATCCATAAACGGCTGGACCTGTGTCACCAGATTCACCGGAGGAGCCCAGACCTTATAGCCCCACTCGATGTAGGTCTCAAACTCATCGTCAGGCGTGATGGCAGTGAGCGCACAGGTATCTCGCTTGGTGGCTACATCCAGCCCCAGATAGAGCACAGGATCAAGTTTGTCGTTCATCTATCCTCGTCTGCTCAATGTAGTCACCGTAAGCCCTGCCTTTACCTAGCACCTGCCTCACCCGAGGTGGGGCGATCTTCTCCAGATGAAAGTCATGCCTGCCAGTTGTAGTACCTATGGAGACGTTGTGACAAAGCACCTGATGGGTGGGGTTCTTCCCAGAATACCACTTGCCCCCGATCCAGACCCTCCACCACAGAGTACCGTTGAGAACCCTGGTTCCATTGGTGGTGGAAGTGCCCAGAGACTCCAGCCTGAATACCTGGGCGGGAATCATCTCCAGCCCTTCAGCCTGACCGGTTAGCTCGTAGACCGCCCCGATCTCAAGCTGGCCCTCAGAAGTAGGAGTGACCCTGTCCACTCTGCCTTTCCTTGCCCGGTGTCCTACGGCGGAGGTGGAAGAGGCTTGTTGCTGGGTACGGAGAAATCAGCCTGGACCGCGAAGACTTCGTCCTCCAAGGCATCCAGCCTACCCAGAATCCTCGCATAAGGATCGTCCTCCTTACCACCCACCTCACGCTCCATCAACCCCCGAACCCAAACACTAACCCCAAGACCCATAGACTTACAGTGCTGGCTGACAGCGGCAGACAGCTTGTCAGACATCCTCACAGTTATCCTCTCCATGGGACCCAATATGCCATGGCAGACACCGGCAGTCAAGGTGTCAGACAACGGAAACTCAAGGATACCATACCCGCCACATTCTAGGCATACTCGCCAGTCCCCACAGGCTGGCGAGTATGGGCGAGTATGGCAAACTACTGCTGTTGAGGGCCGCCGTCATGACGATACCTGTTACCCCCCGTAGTAAATCCCCTGCCGCTCTCATTCACCTTCCTGCGACGCCTCCTTAACCAACGCAACTTCAGCCTGTCTACCTGATCCGCAGGTACCCGCCAGACCCCCTCAACCAGCATACCTATGTTTGAAGCCTCCTTCCTTAACCACGCTAAGTCTATGCCAGACCTATTACTTACCTCACGAAGGGTTAGGGCCTCAGGCAAGTCCGGATTAGAGTCTCCACTTTCAATTCTTTTGAGTCGAGCCCCCACCCCTGTGGGGGGAGGCACGGCCTGAGGACAGGCCTCCCCTGAGGCCTGAGGCCTCAGGCCTGAGGCCTGAGGCCTCAGGCCTGAGGCCTCCGATCCGGAGGCCTGAGGCCTCAGGCCTGAGGCCTCAGGCAAGGCCTGGGACAGGTCGGTACGGCGAGGCGAGGCAAGGTGGAGGTCTCTCGTAGTAGGCAAGGGCTCACCTCTCTAGGTTTAGCGGTGATGTTGGCTCGGTTAGGCACACCTGAACATAAGTATAGGCCTGCCCATCTGGCCACCTGTAGGCGTTTGGTATTACTTAGCACCCTAGACTAGGGACGTATAACAATCCCAACAAACAGACATTTAGCCTCGACTAAATACGTGCCCTAACTTCAATAAAAACAACGCCGGAAAATACTTCCTTTTTCTCCTATCCCTACCTCCCCCGTGTCTCAACCCGTCCTGACCCGTTAAGGCCTTAGGCGGCGGCTCTGGCGATTCTAGCGGTGTGCCCCTTTGTGCAGGTGTTTGGGACTTATTCTGTCAACCTTATGGGCTCGGCGGCGGGTCCTCTTCTATACCTGCTCAAGTGTATATCGGTGCTCATTTATACTTTATTTCTTTGCCTTATACCTATATTTCGCTTGACACGTCCTCGCCCTATACCGTTATTCCCTATACCGTCACTTCCGACGGTGCTCAACTATCCTCTGAGGGAGGCATAGTATGTCGCACAATCTCCAGTGGTACCGCAAGCTCGTATACGGTCAAGAGACCGCGTACCTCGTGGACTCGGGTCAGGCCGCAGCGGTCAGGACCTTGACAGGCCGCAAGAGCTTGACACGCACCGACAGAGCCGCGCTTGAGGCTCTCGGGTTCACGTTCACCGAGGTCTCGGCGTTCACGGTGGCGTCATGACACTCAACCCTCAACAGCTACTGACGTTTCTAGCCACCTCGATTGCGGCTCGGCTCCCGATCCTGATCACAGGTGCCCCCGGTATCGGCAAGAGCGACGTTGTCGCTCAAGCCGCCGCCGCCGCTGGCGCGGACCTGATCATCTCCCATCCCGCCGTCGCAGATCCGACAGATGCCAAAGGGCTCCCGTGGCCGGTGGCGGGAGAAAAGAGCGCTACCTTCCTGCCCTTTGGGGAGCTTGCTCAAGCTCTTGCGGCGACCGAGCCCACCGTGTGGTTTCTCGACGACCTCGGACAAGCCTCGCCCGCCGTCCAAGCCTCATATATGCAACTGCTGCTGGCTCGGCGCGTGAACGGGCACGTGCTCCCCGATTGCGTCACGTTCGTCGCCGCTACCAACCGCCGCACCGATCGAGCGGGCGTCACTGGCATTCTGGAGCCTGTCAAGAGTCGGTTTGCCTCAATCGTCGAGCTTGAGGCTGACGTTGACCAGTGGAGCCGCTGGGCTCTCGACCATGGCGTGGACGCTATGACAGTGGCGTTCATCCGGTTTCGGCCTGAGTTACTCTCAGCTTTCGAGGCCTCGGCTGACCTGACTCAATCGCCCTCCCCTCGCACATGGTCGCATGCCAGCAAGCTCTTCGCCCTCGACCTCCCGCAGAACATTCTAGCGGTGGCGCTCGCTGGCGCGGTAGGAGAGGGAGCCGCCGCCGAGAGGATCGGTTTCGAGCGCCTGTACACGTCCCTCCCGGCTCTCGACGCTATCCTTACCGATCCGGACTCGGCCACCATTCCGAGCGACCCAGCGGCCCTGTACGCGGTCTCTACCATGTTGGGGAACGCGGCCACTCCGGAAAATTTCGGCAACATCCGCAAGTACTGCCAACGGCTCATGGACACACAGCACGGCGAGTTTGCCGCGCTGACCCTACGTGACAGTACCCATAAGAATCCCGCCGTATGTCATACGGCGGATTTCGTCGCCCTCGTTTCCTCGCCCCTCGGCTCCCTCATGTCAGGAGAATTATCGTGACACTCGCCTCGATTCACACCAGCGCCATGCTGGTCAAGTTGTCAATCTCAACCTGGACTGCTCGCCGCTTCGACAAAATGGTAACCGACGAGGTCAACGCCGCTCGGGGCGCGGCCTCTGACGCGGGACGCTATAACAAGCACCTCCTGTCAGGCGATACGTTCCGAGCGGTCAGCAAGGTCGCCTCAGACACACGCACACAGCACTATGCAAACACCCTCGCATGGACTGATGAAGGCTGGCGCTTGCTCCCCACAGCTAACTGGGACGCGTACACGGCGTTGATGCGGGACCTCCGGACACAGTTCACCGCCGCGCTCGCCGCTTTCGTTTCTGACTATCCCACTCTCAAAGAGCTAGCCCGCCAGCGGCTCAACGGCATGTTCCGCGACGCGGACTATCCCGCGCCCCATGAGATGGCGGACAAGTTCAAGTTTAGCGTTGACTTTTCCCCTGTCCCCGCCTCAGGGGATTTTCGCCTCAACCTCCCTCAGGCTCAGCTAGACGCGGTCGAGGCCTCGGTTGAGTCCCGCGTACAGGTTGCGACCTCCGAGGCGATGCGCGAGGTATGGGGACGGCTCTACGGCACGGTCAAAGCGATGCGGGACCGCCTGTCAGATCCTAAGGCGATTTTCCGTGACTCCCTCGTGAACAACGCGCGGGACCTGACCGAGCTTCTGACGCGCTTGAATGTGACCGGGGACCCTGACCTGGAGCGTATGCGCGTGGCGGTCAGGGACGGCCTGACAGGCCTTGACGCGCAGTCCCTGAGGACTGACACGGGTGCCCGCGCCCAGACCGCGCAGAAGGCCTCTGAGATCCTCTCAGCTATGTCCGCCGCCTTTCCGGTGAAGTCATGACCGCCGAGACTAAACTGACCGCCGCCCGTACGACGCTCGTACTCGGCTCGCCCTTTTTCGGGGCGCTCGCCCTGCGGCTCAAGCTCGTGTCAGATCCCTCATGTGACACGGCGTGGACTGACGGCGTGTCTATCGGTTACAATCCCGCCTTCATCGACTCGCTGACTCAGCCAGAGTTGACCGGCCTCCTCGCTCACGAGGTGCTACACGTTGCCAACGGTCACTGCTGGCGGCGGGACGGGAGGGACTCGCGTCAGTGGAACGTGGCGGCGGACTATGCCATAAACGGGCCACTCGTGGACTCTGACTTCGCCATCCCTGAGGGAGCCCTGCTCGACGCGCAGTACACAGGCAAGAGCGCTGAGTGGATCTATGCGCGGCTCCCTCAGGACCCGCCGCCGCCTGAGTCCCCCGAGGGCGAGGACGAGGACGAGGGCGAGGGCGAGGGCGAGGACGCGCCTCAGGACTCGCCTGAGGGCGAGGACGCGCCTCAGGACTCGCCTGAGGGCGAGGACGCGCCTCAGGACGGCTCTCAGGACGCGCCTCAGGCGGGCGAGGTTCGCGACGCGCCTCAGGGCGAGGACGCGCCCTCCGAGGCCGAGTGGCAGCAGGCGGTGCGTGAGGCCTCACAGCTTGCTGGCTCTATGGGCGGGGACCTGGAGCGCCACATTGAGGCCGCAACCGCCGCCCGCGTTGACTGGCGGTCGATCCTGCGGCGGTTCGTATCAGAGACCGCCCGCGCTGACTATACGTGGACGCGGCCTAACTCCCGCTACCTCGCCGCCGGGATGTACCTCCCCGCGCTACACTCCGAGGCTCTCCCGCCTGTTGTGTTTGGGATCGACACGAGCGGCTCTATCGATAAGGTCGCCCTGTCCCAGTTCGCCGCTGAACTGGACGCGGCCATCTCGGAGGCTCAACCGAGCCGCGTACACGTTATGTACTGTGATACGGCAGTCAGATCCTCTGACACTTTCGAGCAGGGCGAGCCACTGACCGTGACTCCTAAGGGCGGCGGCGGTACTGACTTCCGGCCTCTATTCGAGGCGGTCGAGGACCTCCCTGAGCCGCCCTGCTGTGTGATCTATTTCACGGACCTCTACGGACCCTTTCCGACTGAAGAGCCGCCGTATCCCGTCCTGTGGGCGGCGACCTCGGACAAGGTCGCACCTTTCGGCGAGACCGTTCGACTGGAGCGGTGAACCCACGGGCTCCCGCCTCAGGGCGGGAGCCCTCAAACAAAGCAAGGGAGACCCCATGCGTTTCTTTTCCGGCTGGCTCGGCTGGCTATTCTGTGAGCTAGCGTTCCGACTGTTCGACCGTGGCATCGACCGCGGCTGGCTCTATCGGCGCGGTAGCTACTTCTATTCGCTCTGAGGCTCTCAGAGCGAGCCTCACGGCCTAAGGGGAGGTGGGGTATCTACTGACCCCTGCACATA